ACATCCAAGCCTCAGACAACGGCGGAACGTTCAAACAACGCGAGCCATGCTGCCTGCGGAGTCGGCCCCACGCCAGCGGCCCCCGATCCTGCCCAGGGAGCGGGACTGGCACGCGCTCACCAAACGTTGGTGGCGTGATGTGTGGAAATCACCGATGGCGACCGAATATGTGCGAGCCGATGAGCATGGCCTGTTTCGGCTGGCCGTATTGATCGACATGTTCTGGCACAAGCCGAGCCAGAAATTGGCGGCGGAAATCCGGCTTCAGCAGCAAGCCTATGGCCTGACGCCATTGGATCGCCGCCGGCTAGAGTGGTCGGTCGAACAGGCGGAGGAGGCCAAGGATCGTGGCGATCTGCGGCGTAGCAGCCAGGCCATCCTTGTCCATAGCGATGGCGACCCCGATCCGCGTGAGACGTTGAAATGACCATCTTGATAGTGCCCAAATCTGATGACAAACTTTACCCGACCTTGGGGCCGCAGGTGTGCGCCTTTATTGAGTCTTATCTGGTCTTTGGACCGGGCGATCTGCGCGGCCAACCGGCCCATCTCGATTATGAGAAGCGGGCCTTGATCTATCGGATGTATGAGATTTTCCCGCCCGATCACCCCCAGGCTGGCCGCCGGCGGTTCAAACGGGTTGGCATTTCGCTGCGGAAGGGCAGCGCCAAAACCGAGTTGGCCGCGTGGCTGGCTGCGGTGGAGCTGCACCCCGATGGCCCGGTGCGCTGCGACGGGTTTGATGCCGACGGGCAACCGGTGGGCGTCGGGGTCAACGACCCCTATATCCCGCTGGTGGCCTACACTGAAGAGCAGTCGGACGAACTGGCTTATGGGGCGTTGAAAGTCATTCTGGACTACAGCCCCCTGGCCGGCGATTTCGATATCGGGCTGGAGCGGATCATGCGGATCGGTGGCGACGGCAAAGCCATCAGCCTGGCTAACTCACCGGATGCGCGGGATGGGGCGCGGACCACCTTCCAAATTTTCGATGAAACCCACCGCCTCAACACCCCTCGCCTCAAGGCCGCACACAAGACCATGTTAGCCAACATCCCCAAGCGGAAGTTGGCCGACGCCTGGAGTCTGGAAATCACCACCGCGCCATCGCCCGGCGAGGGATCGGTGGCTGAGGACACAATGGACTATGCCCGGCAGGTGGCCGGGGGCGCGATCTCCGACAGCCGGCTCTTCTTCTTCCACCGCCAGGCCAGCGATGACCACGACCTGACCGACCCGGAGGGCGTGCGGGCGGCGGTGATCGAGGCCAGCGGCCCGGCTGCCGAGTGGAGCGACATCGAGGGCATTGTCGAGCAGTGGCGTGATCCATCCTCTGATCAGACCTATCTGGAGCGGGTGTGGCTCAATCGCCTGGTGCGGAGCGCGGAGCGGGCCTTTGATGTGGAGCAGTGGCGAACCCTGGCCGACCTGGACTACAGGCCGCCGGCCCGGAGCCTGATTACCCTCGGTTTCGATGGCGGGCGGTGGCACGATTCTACGGCCCTGGTCGGCACGGAGATTGTGACCGGCTATCAATGGCTGGTCGGATTATGGGAGCAGCCGGAGAATATTGAGGATTGGGAAGTGCCTGCTGATGAGGTGAAGGCCACCGTAGCCGGGGCGTTTGAGACCTGGCAGGTGTGGCGCATGTACTGCGATCCACCCTACTGGGAGTCGATTGTGGCGGAGTGGGCCGGGGATTATGGCGAGAAGCGGGTGCTGGAATGGTGGACCAACCGGCCCCGACAGATGGCTTATGCTATCAAATCATTCAATACAGCCATCAAAGTTGGCGAACTCCTGCACGATGGCGATCAGCATTTTAGGCGGCATATCGGCAATGCGGTGCGTAAATATGTCAGCCTGCGTGATGAGGATGGCCGGCCCTTATGGACCATCTATAAAGAGCGGCCCGACTCGCCGCATAAAATTGATGCGGCCATGGCCGGGATTTTGAGTTGGGAAGCCCGCTGTGATGCGGTCACGGCGGGGGTGGCCCAGCGTCGGACCAGCGTTTATGAAGCTCGCGGCCTGGTGACAGCCTGATGAACTTGTGGCTCCGCTTCCAGCGGCGATTATTGGAGGCTCAATATCCGGCCCTAAAAACCGTTATTGTCAACCTGAAATCGGGCACGGTTTTCCGGGGCGTGGTCTATCGGAGAGTGGGGGGATTTATGGTGCTGAAAAATGCGGAGATGTTGCGGGAAAAAAGCGCGGCCACGCCGCTCGATGGCGAGGTGTTGGTCCAGATGGTCGATATTGACTTTATCCAGGTGATCTAATATGGCTATCGTTCAATCGCTTGGTGGCCTGGAAATGGTGCAGCCCACCTGGTCACCGGGCATCCTACGGCAGAGCATCCGGCTGTACGACTCGTTCAATTATGATTACGCCGCCCTGTATCGCATGCAGCCCAACGTGCGAACCTGTGTCGATTTCCTGGCCCGCAACATTGCCCAGTTGGGCCTGCACACGTTTCGCCGGGTTTCGGACACCGATCGGGAGCGGCTGACCGATCACGGCCTGCCAAAGTTGTTGAGCAAGCCGCTGCCGGCAGAGTTCAAAATGACCCGCTACCGGTTGATGGAGGCCCTGATCTCCGATCTCGGCATTTATTTCAACGCCTACTGGCTCAAGATCAGGCGCGATGCTGCCTTTGGTTTATTGCGAATCCCGCCCGAATACGTCACGCCCAGGGGCGGCCTGGTCCCGACTGGCTATGAGGTTTCTATCGGGGGGCGAATGAGGCCCTTCCAACCGGAGGAGGTCGTGCATATCCGGGGCTATAACCCGGAGAATCCCATCAGCGGACTCTCGCCGTTGGAGACCCTGCGCAGGGTCCTGGCCGAGGAACATTCTGCCGGCAAATACCGCGAGGGCTTCTGGCAGAACGCGGCCCGGATGAACGGCATTGTCGAGCGACCGGCTGAGGCCCCGGAATGGGGCGAGACGGCCCGCGAGCGGTTCCGGGCAGAGTTCTCGGAACTCTACGCCGGGGATGTAAACAGCGGGGCGACGGCGGTGTTGGAGGAGGGGATGACATGGAAACCCAACACCTTCAACCCCCGCGAGAGCGAATATCTGGGCGGGCGTAAATTGACCCGCGAGGAGTGCGCCAGGGCCTACCACATCCCGCTCCCATTGGTCGGCATCCTGGATCACGCCACCTTTAGCAACATCCAGGAGCAGCACAAGCACCTCTATCAGGACAGCCTGGGGCCGTGGCTGACGATGATTGAGCAGGACATTGAACTCCAATTACTGCCGGAATTTGAGGACATCGAGGGGGTGTATGTCGAGTTCAATATTCAGGAGAAACTCAAGGGCAGTTTCGAGGAGCAGACCAAGGCCCTGCAATCGGCCACGGGCCGGCCCTGGATGACGGCCAATGAGGCCCGAGCCCGGATGAATCTGCCCAGTCTGGATGGCGACGCGGAGCAATTGGTCACGCCGCTTAATGTGTTGATTGGCGGCCAGGCGTCGCCGCGTGACAGTGCCCCGGAGCAGCGGGGCCTCGAAGCCAGAGGGCAGAAGGGTCTTGACAGCCACGCCCCGGAGCTGTGGGAGCGCCACCGCCAGAAGTGGGTTGAGGTTCTGTCGCGGCACTATCGCCGCCAGGAGGCGGCCATCGTCAGCCGGGTCCCGGCGGCGATCACTGAGCCGGGCAAAGCAGATATCGGTGGCGGGGTATGGTGGGATGATGAGCGCTGGAACAACGAGCTGGGGGCCGATCTATTTCGGCTCAATCGGCTGACCGCCCTGGCCGGGGCCGAGCGGCTGGCTGAAGCGATGGAGGCTGAGGTCTCCGAGGAGGCGATGTTGCCCTGGTTGCAGGAGCATGCCCGCATCCAGGCCGAGAGCATCAATCTCCAGACCCGCGACAGCGTGGCCGCCGCTCTGAACGAATCGGAGCCGCTGGATGCGGTCAAACAAGTGTTTGCCACCGCATTGACCATCTGGACCGCACGCCAGTCCCTGAGCGCCGTAACCACGGCCTTTAATTTTGGCTCAAACGAGGCGGCCAACGCCAGCGGATTTTTGAAAAAATCCTGGCGGGTCAACAGCGGCAATCCCCGCGACGCTCACGCCGCGATCAATGGCGAGACGGTCGGGATCCGGGATTTGTTTAGCAACGGGATGCGCTGGCCGGGCGATCCAGCCGGGGGCGCGGAGAATAATGCGAATTGTCAATGTAGTGTGGAGTTTTCATAAGGAGTAGTCATGACCAAGCAAACAAAGACCCAGCAAAAAACCTTTACCGCCCCGCTGCGATTAAAAGCGGATGGCGATCCGGGCGAATTTCAGGCCGTCTTTGCCACGTTCAATGTTGAGGACCTGGATGGCGATGTGACCCTGCCCGGCGCGTTTCCAGAGGAGCAGGAGGTTCTCGTCGAACCCTGGAATCACGACCGGACCCTGCCCACCGGCAAGGGCCAGATCAAGTCCGATGAAACCGAAGCCTGGGTAGAGGGAAAATTCTTCCTGGACACTGAAGCGGGAAGTGAAACCTACAAGACGGTCAAAAACCTCGGCCCTTTGGCCCAGTGGAGTTATACCTTCAATATTGAGGACGCGGCCTGGGGCCAGCACAATGGCCACGAGGTCTATTTTCTACGGAAAATGGATGTCGTTGGCGTGGGGCCGGTCAACCGGGGGGCGGGGATCAACACCCGGACCACGGCCATTAAAAACGAAAAGCCCCCTAAAAATGATGACAAACCCAATGACGAGGCGGATGAGGATAGCGACGGTGAGGCCGGAGACGGTAAGCCCAGCGCAGGAATCGGGCCGCAAGTCGTTTTAACTCAAATTGAAATTATCGAAATGGAGATAGAAGATGCCATTAGACATTAAAAAAACAACTGAAAAAATGCAGGCCGCGCTGAAGGAAGCTCGGGACCTGGCCGATCTGACCACCCAGGAGCAGCGGGATTTCAGCGAGGAGGAGCGGGCCAAGGTCAGCGAATTCCTCAAAACGGCCCGCGAAGCCAAGGCTGAGTTGGAGACGGCCAAGGCCGATGCTGAGATGCGCCGGGCCGTGTTGGAGATGGGTGAAGGGATTGAGCTGGTGGAACAGCCCGGCCAAAAGCAGAAAAAACGGGCCAAGAGCTTGGGTGAGGAGTTCACCACGGCTGAGACCTGGGTGCAATGGCTAAAGCAAAATACTGTCGGCGGAGTGATCCCCGACAGCCGCAAGGGGATCATCACCCCGCCGCTTCAGGTCAAAACTTTTGGCCTCTTCAGACAAAAAGAGGTCCTGACCGGGGTGGCCGATGTCAGCGCTGGGGCGTTGGTAGAGAGTGAGCGAACCGGCATCTATGAGCCGCTGGGTCGCCATCCGCTGAACATCCGCGATCTCATCACGGTGCGGCAGACCGGCAGCGACACGGTTGAGTTTGTGCGCCAGACCCAACAGGTGACCCAGGCCGCGCCCACCGCTGAAGCCAATGTGACCACCTTTACCGGGGCCACCGGCGAGATCAGTGGCGAGAAACCGGAAGGGACCACGCGCTTTCAGCGGGTCACGGAAACGGTCAAAACCATCGCCGTGTGGATCCCGGCCACAAAGCGAGCGTTGAGTGATGCCGGCCAATTGCGGGGGCTGATCGACACCGAGCTACGGGATGACCTGGGTGAGGAGCTGGAAAACCAACTCCTCACCGGCGATGGCGTGGGTGAGAACTTCACCGGCCTGGCCAATACGGCCGACACCCTGGCCCAAGCCTTTGTCACGGATATTCCCACCACGACCCGTAAGGCGTTGACCCATTTGCTGGTCACTGGCAAACAGATGCCCACGGCCTGGATGCTCAACCCGGTAGACTGGGAGTCGATTGACCTGCTTCAGGATGACCAGGGGCGCTACTACTGGGGCGGGCCGATGGCCATGGGGCCGCGTACGCTATGGTCCTCACCGGTGGTGCAGGGCTTCTTCCAGACCCAGGGCGCTGGCTGGCTGGCCAACTGGCGTAAGGCCGTTCTCTGGGACCGGGAGGAGGCCATGGTCAGCGTGACCGACAGTCACTCTGATTTCTTTATCCGCAATATGGTGGCTATCCTGGCCGAGATGCGGGCCGCGTTTGGCGTGATCCGACCCTCGGCCTTTGTTGAGGTTGATCTGGAAGCTGGGAGTTAGTTAAAAAAATGAGTCTGGCCGTCAATGTTCTTTGCCGCAATCTGAATGATGATCGGGTGATACCCCGCTTTGCGCGGTATCTGCGCGATCATCTGGGCTGGTCATTGACGGCCAGACCGGACCCGGCTGCTGAGGTCTATTATCTCTCCGGCTATTTTGAGGAGCCGCTGCTGAAGGCGGCCCCGGAGCGACCGGTGGCGGCCTACTTCACCCACCGTGAGGAGCAGCCGCCGGGCAACAGCAAGGCCAAATTATATGACCGGCTGGCGGCGCGGGTCGATCTGCGGATTGCGACGGCGGCCATGTACGCCGCACCGCTGGCCGCCTACGGGCCAACGGTGCAGATCAGCCCACCGGTGGAGCGGGATCGATTCACGATCCCCAGCAGCAGGGTCTCAAGCGACAGGGTGGCCGGATTTTCCGGCTACACCTACAGCAACCGGCGCAAAGGCGAGGATTTAGCCAGGAGCCTGGTCAGATCGAAGTCGGGCCAGGTGGTGCAATGGTTTGCTTCGGGCCGGGGCTGGCCGGTAGCTACCCGGCGCTACGCCTGGCCGGAGATGCCGGCCTTTTACCAGTCGCTGGATATTCTGGTGGCGACCGGGCTGGTGGAGGGTGTGCCGATGCCGCCCTTAGAGGCCCTGGCCTGCGGCGTGTCGGTGGTCATCCCGCGTGGGGTGGGTCTGTTGGATGAGTTGCCCGATACGCCGGGCATCCACCGCTATGAGCGCGGTGATGCTGCGGACCTGGTGCGTGCGTTTGAGGAGGCCCTGGGGCTGCGTGGCGCGGTGGACCGGGAGGCCCTGCGAGCCGCGACCGAGCCGTATACCATCGCGGCCTGGTGCGAGCAGCACCGCCAGGCGTTTGAGGAGGTGGTGGATAGCCAGTCACCGGCAGCCGAGGATCGACCGCCGGTGATAAAAACCGCTCCGAAGCGGAGCCGGTCCCCGGTCAAAACCGATACCTCACGCGGGATCTACTGTGTGGCCTTTGGCGAGCCGGCCCGCGCCTGTGCGGAGCGAATGATGACCACGGCCAAGGAATGGCTACCGGAGATACCCATTGCTCTGTGCGCGGCCAAGCCCCTGGGCCTAGAGGATGTCTTTATCGAGCAGCCTGACAGCGACGTTGGGGGCAGGCGGGCCAAGCTGCGGGCCTATGAACTGGCCCCGGCTGAATGGCAGGCGGTCCTATACCTCGATGTCGATACCGAGGTCTGTGGCGATATCCGCTTCTATTTCCAGCTCATCGAGGATGGCTGGGAATTTGTGATCTGCAAAGACCCGCATCTGATGGACACTATGCACAGCTTCAGGCGGGCCAACAATCTGCTAGAGCTATCGGAGACCGCCGAGGAAATCCATACCCTGCATACACTGCAATTTAATGGCGGGGTGTGGGCCTTTGCTCGGAGTGAGCGGGTTGAGCAATTTTTCAACCGTTGGCAGGCGGAATGGGAGCGACACGCTCAACGGGATCAAGGCGCGTTGATCCGGGCCATGTACGCTGATCCGCTAAAAACGTACGTGCTGGGCAACGAGTGGAATACGTTTGAGAAATATTCGCGGGGCATCGAGACCGCCGGGCTACGCCATTTCCCCGGTCGGGCTAGACGCTGGCGGGGAATGATCCCAGGCCGGATTGATGGCGAGATGGCCTGGCGGATGGTCAAACAATTTGAATCGAGGAGCCGATGAACAACGTTTGGGTTTGTATCACCGCCAAAGACGAGGCCGAAACCATCGGACCTCTGGTGGAGCAATTGTTGGCCGGCCAACATAACGTGCTGGTTGTGGATGACGGCAGCCGGGATGATACCGGGACTCTGGCTAGACGGGCCGGGGCCTTGGAAATGAGACACGGGAAATCTGAGGGAATTGGACCATCGCTCATGGAGGCTTGGTCCTATGTCAAAAGACGGCAGGGCGCGGAACGGATTGTGCAACTGGACGCCGGTGGCTCGCACGATCCGGCGGACCTGGCCGGGTTGCTGGCGGTTGAGGCCGATCTGGTGATCGGGTCCCGCTTTGTACCGGGCGGCCAATACCACGGGCGGCAATGGCGGGCCGGGTGCAGCCGGTTAGCCAGCCTGGTGCTTAATCTCTCGCAGCGGGGGCCGTGGATCCACGATTGGAGCAGCGGCTACAGGGTCTTTAGCCGGGCGGCGGTGGAGCGACTATTGGCCTGTCGCTATACCGCTACGATGCACGGCTGGCAAATCGAGGTCCTGGGCCGGGCCAGACAATATGGCCTGAGCGTGGCTGAGGCCCCGATCAGCTACCGGGCCGGGCGCTCATCGCTGCGCTGGTCTACGGTTCATGAGACGATTCTGATCTGGCAGAGCGTTTTACATCACATGCAGGTGTACAAATGAAAATCGTGGTTGGGTTGTTGAGTTACAACCGATTCCCGCTGTGGCGGCGTACGGTAAAAAGTTTGGATATGGCTGCCGTGCCGGTGGACTGTGATTACGAATTGATTCTGTATGACAACGGCTCAACCGATCCCCGCATGCGTGCCTATGTCAAAGGTCGGGCGGGGGTCCTCAACCAGAGCGGCAATCATACCATAGGCCACGGGTTTCGGGAGATTATGAAGCGGGCCCTGGTTAAAAACCCGGATGTCGTGCTGCTCTCCGGGGACGATTACGAATACCGGTCGGATTGGTTGAGCCGGCTCTCAGATTTTTGGCGAGCAGCCGGGCCGGAGGTGGCGATCTGTACCACCAGCATCGAGCCGATCTACCATTGGAACAAAAAGCTGGGGCTACACATGGCCGGGGGGGAAACCGCCCAAATCCGGCGCACTGTGCCGGGGGCTAATTGGTCGTTTCGAGCGGCGTTATGGGCGGAGATCGAGCCGATGATCCCGGACAATTCGCACAAATATGACCATCAGGTGTGCGCCTATCTACGGGAGCAGGAGCGGTTGCTATGCGCCCTGGACCTGGCTACACATATCGGCGAGGGGCTGAGGTCTTGGAAATGAGCGATATCTTAAACCTGGGGGCGGGCAATCATATCTGGCCGGGGGCGGTCAATCACGACCGCAGCAAACACCGACCGGAGATCGAGGCGGTCCACGATCTGAATGTGCTACCCTGGACCTGGCCGGATAATTCATTTGACCAGATCGCGGCCTCTTCAGTGTTCGAGCATCTTCACATTGACCTCGTGCAGGCCCTGAATGAGTGCTGGCGCATTTTACGGCCCCAGGGGACCTTACGGGTCAAAGTTCCGCATTGGCAGCACGATAACGCCTACGCCGACCCGACCCACCGCTGGCGCTTTAGCCTGCGCTCGTTTGATGTCTTTGTGCTGGATACGAAATTGGGCAAAGAATTGAATTTCTATACGCCACATAAGTGGCGGTTTGTGAAGCCGCCTAAACTCAATAATCACCAGTCGTCCATGATCGTGACCTTGGAAGCGGTGAAAAAATGAGCAAGGGTATCCTGTTACACGGCGGCCAGGATGAGGTGATCCAGGGCCGGGCCAAGGCCGCCGGGCTACCGGTGGTGAGCGGGCCGCCTGGCGCACTGCCCTTTGAGAAGACGCTGATCGTCCAGGCCGGAACCCGTGTGCCTTGGGATATGTTACCAGCCGCCTGGCATTTTTTGGAGCGCTGGGATGCGGCGGTCCCATTGTGGCGATACGGAATGACCGCCGCCGGCGTGGGCACGGCTGAGGAGCGGGCCGCCACTGAGGTGGTTGTCCGTGATCTGCGGGTGCTGTTGCACTCGGTTGAGTTGGTGTTTGTGCGCCGGAATGAGGCCGGGCAGGCTCTGGTCGAAGCCTGGCGGCGGGAGTGCGCCCCAGGAGGGGATAAGCGGCTGGCATTTTTGCGAGCGGTGCATCTGGTTAAGCCCCGGCTGTGTGTCTTGCCCATCTCCTGGCTGGCCGAGGTACAGCAGCAATCGCTGCAACACATGGGCCGCTCGTCCCGTTTACCTCGCTCGCCCAACGCCGGGCGACCGCTGGTCCGGGTGGAGTTGGAGCCGGGCCGTTTTGTGAAATGTCACAAGGGCGATGAGGAGCGGGTGCTGGCCCATTATAGGCGGCAGATGGAGGAAAGATAGATGGCAGTCATCAATAGCGAGGCGTGGCCGGTAGTGACACAGGAGGATAACATGAAAAAAGGAAAGCTGATCCGGGTCGAGATCGGGCCGGGCCGGTTTGTCAAGATGTATGAGGCTGACGCGGCGGCCAGGGGTCTGATCCCGCAAAAGAGCAAGCCCCCGGCGGGCAACAAGATGAAGCTGCCGGCAGGGGATAAAGGCGGCCAGGCTCCCGATTCTGAGGTGTTGGCCGGCCAACAGGTGGACCAACCTCAGCGGCCAGACGATCTCACCATCATCAAAGGGGTGGGCCAGGCCACAGCCAGGGCGATCCAGGCGCGGGGGATCACGACCTTCGATCAGTTACGAGCGGCCACAGATTTGAGCTTCCTGACCGCGCAGGCTCAGGAAGCGATTGAGCAGTGGAGAGAGAATGGCTGATTTCGCTACGGTCGAAGATATTGAAGCCTTTCTCCAGGTAGAGATCACCACGGCCCCCCAGGTCGCGGCGGCGGAGCGGGCCTTGGCTGAGGCAACGGCGGCCATCCGCAACTACTGCCACCAATATTTAGAGCGGGTGGAGGATGAAGAGATCACGCTGGACTCGACCGGCGGGGTGAGGTTGTTTTTGCCGGAATTGCCGGTGCTGTCGGTGGCTGAGGTTATTGAGGATGAGACGACCCTGGTGGCCGGGGATGATTACGCCCTGGGCCAGCATGGGATTTTGCACCGGCTGGGCGGCTATAAATGGGCCAGCGGTATCCAGATTGTTACCATCACCTACACCCACGGCTATGATCCGCTGCCGGATGACATTATTGCCGTGGCCACCCGGGCCGCCAGCCGGGGCTATCAAGCCGGGCTGCGGGCCGCGGATGACGAGGCGGTGGTCGGGGTGCAGGCCAAGTCGCTCGGTGATTTCAACGTGCAGTATGGCACGGAGAGCGTGGTCGAGGGGTCGATGGGGGCCTCGGCGGCCCGGATGCTGCTGATGAGCGAAAAGGATATGTTGGACTTGTACCGGATACGACGCTTATGACGGTTTTTGAGAGCTTGCTCAACAATACGTTTACCGTCTCACGGCGGCGGCGCACAACGGATGGGCAGGGCGGATGGGTCATTGATTATGTGAATCCCATCCAGGTGCGGGGCCGGCTCCGGCCCGCTTCGAGCCGGGAGCGGGAAGTGGCGATGTTGGAGGAGCGGGAGATCAGCCACGTCCTGTATGTGGTGGCCGGCACGGATATCAAGCGTGGCGACCAGGTGATCCTGGGCGATCTCTCGGTTGAGGTGGAGGCCATCCGCGAGCCATCCAAAGCCGGCGAGCATTTGGAGATCGACTGCCGGGAGCGGCAGCCGGAGGTTTCGGCTGAGGAGGGATCGTGATGGACAAGCTCGAAGAATTAGGATCAAAAGGTATTATTGTATCATTTGTTTATGGTTATGCTCAGAGCATAGGCAACATCTGTTGGTCTGTTGATGTTATGAATCGTTATGGTGATACCTTTATAAAACCCTATCAGGCAAAATCGTTCGAGCATGCTATAGATATAGCCTATCAACAATGTGCATTGAGAGATTGGTTGCAGTGTGATAAAGAATTGGAATCCTAAGAAATTCAAAGATGAGCTCTTGAACGATCTTGAGAAAAATGGAGAGATCGTGGGCAAGTTGGTGGAAACCGAGGCCCGGCGGCGGTTGGTGGCTATCACCGATCCGCCCTGGGGGGCGGGCTATCGCCAGGAGATCGTGGCCCGGTTGCTGCGCTTTGAGGTCGAGCGCAAATCGAATGAGGTGGTCATCACCGTGGGCGTGGCCTCCACCAGCAAAAGCAAACACCACGGCCTCTATATTGAGCTGGGTAGCAAGACCGCGCCAGCCCAGCCGTTTTTACGCCCGGCGGTCTTTGAGAATGGCCGGAAAATTGTGGCCTTATTGAGCGGCAGATGAGCGTCATTACAGCGGCGATCTATGACAAACTGGCGGCGGACTCGACGTTGGTTGGTCTCCTGACCAGCTACAAGGGCAGCCCAGCCATTTTTACCACCGACCCGGCCCCAGGGGATGCGGTGTTGCCTTTTATCGTCAGCGCGGGCGAGGTCAGCCAGGCTCCGTTCGATACCAAGACCACGCAAGGCCGTGATCTGATTCGGGATGTGCGTTGCTATGCCGATGCGGATGGTAGCGCGGTGGTTATCGAGGCCATCGCCGAGCGGGTCCGAGCGGTGTTGCACCGGCAGGCCCTAACCATCGCCGGCTATCGCTGGATTATTTCGGATTGTACCGGGCCGATCACCGCCGATGAGCGCGATGTTTATGGCCGGGTGATTAGTTTGAGCCTCAAGGCTCAGGAGGAATGAACATGGCAGTAAATGGAACGGATGTCTTATTGCTGGTCAATACCGGCACTACAGAAACACCAACCTATGAAGTGGTTGGCTCGCAGCGTGATGCCACGCTGGAGGAGGCATCGGACACGATTGATTTTAGCTCAAAAGACTCACGAGCGCAGCGGGTCGGTTATGGTCGCTATTCGGGCACGATCTCACTCGATGCCCTGTATGTGCCGACCGACGCGGCCTACCAGAAACTCAAGGCCGCGAACCGGGCCGGAGATTTAATCCTGGTGGCCAAGGAAGAGGCGGGGGTGGTGACTGAAACGGTCACGGCTAAAATCGACACCATGAGCGAATCGTTCCCGGATCAAGGCGAGGCTACGATCAGTATCTCGCTGACGATTGATGGATTCTGGACCGAGGTGGGTAGCTAATGGGAGCCAGGGGTGAGCAGGTCATCCGAATGGGTGACCAGGAGATCAGAATATTATTTACCAACCGGGCCTTGGCCGAGGCCGAGCAAACGATTGGCAAATCTATCGTGAGTGTAGCTCAGGCCCTGGTTGCGGGGTCGGTGGGCATTGGTGATATAGCCCAACTGCTCCGCGTTGGGATGCAAGAGGCCCGGCGAGATGCCGGGGAGCGACCCATCGGGGTGCAAATGGATAAGGCGTACAAGGTACTAGATGAGGTCGGCTTTACGGCGGTTGCTACGGCAGTAATGGAGGCGGTGTCCGCCGTCCTCGGCTATGGCGTCAATCAGGAAGAGGATACTTCCCCAAACGGGAAAACGGCTCAGAGCCAGAATTAGACCCTGAGCCGTATCTTGAGACCCTGCAAAAATATGCGCTCCGCTGCGGGATCAGCATGGCGGAGTTCTGGCTTTTAACGCCAAGGGAAACACTTCTTTCTATTGAGGCTGCAATTTGGCGAGATGACCAGCGGCAAAAACGAGACATTAGCCAGGCGTGGTTAGTGGCAGCTTTAAGCCGTCGCAAGCGTTTGCCACCTCTCTCTGTATTATTCACTAGCAAGGCGGCCAAGAAATTAGGCGGGGCGGAGTTGCAGCAGCGGCGGCAGGAATTTAGTGAGATGACCAAAAACCTTGATCTTTCTTCGATTAACCGGAGCAAAGCAAAATGACCCAACTGGGTGAGGCGCATGTTCCTGTCCGGGCTACGCTGGACAAACTAGATCAGGACCTAGCCGGGGCAAAAGGCAGGCTAGAGGGTTTGTTGGGTGGTATGGGGAAAATGCTCGGCGGGGTTTTGGTGGCCGGGGCTGCCGTTGGCGTGGCGGCTCTTGCAACGCTGGGCGCGGCTTATGTTGATGTAGGCGTATCCTCCGTAAAAGCGGCCTCCTCCCTAGATCAGCAAATGTCGAACATCGCCGCCACGATGAAGATGACCAAGGATGAGGCCCAGCCCCTCAAAGACCTGATCTTTGACCTCTCGCTAAACCCCAATCTAACCGTTGATGCACAGCAAGCCGCTGATGCCATCGAGATGCTCGGCAAAAACGGGCTAACGATGACTCAGATCATCGGCGGCGCGGCAGAGTCCACAGTTCAATTAGCCAACGCAACCGGGGCCGATTTCGGGCTGGCTGCTGATGTCGCCACCGATGTTATGTCCCTATTTAACGTTGAAGCCAGTCAAATGGGCCTGGCCATTGACGGTATTACCGGGGTAACAACCAACTCCAAATTTACAATAGACGATTATGCCCTGGCCCTGGGCAACGCCGGGGGGGTGGCTGCTGGTTACGGTGTTGACCTGGCTGATCTGAATACGGTTTTAGTTGGGACAAGTTCCTTTTTTGCCTCCGGCAGTGAAGCTGGAACATCGTTCAAGGCACTGTTGCAACGACTCTCCGCCCCCACCAAGGAAGTCAAGGCTGTTATGTCAGAACTTGGCATCTCCCTATTCGATCAAAATGGTCAAATGCGGGATATGTCCTTGGTAGTGGATGACCTACACAATGCCTTTGGCGGAATGTCGGAGGCCCAGCAAGCGGCGACTGCCACGGCCTTGGGGGGGGCGGACGCTTCTCGGATGGTACTCGCCCTGGCTAAGATGACGGGCGAGGAGTATACAGCCTTAAACCAGACAGTTAACGAACAGGGCCAGGCGGCCGCAAGCGCGGCCACGAGAGTGGATAGCCTGCAAGGGGCCTGGGCAATATTCCTGGGCATCGTTGACGCAATAAAAATTCAGATGGGCGACAAACTACTCCCCGTCGTCCGCACAGCTGTGGAAGCGTTTTCTAAATTTGCCACTGAGGTAGGGCCTGAGATCGTTGAAGGCGTTGGCGTGGCTGCCGAGTTTTTTCAATCCAAGCTGATGCCCATTTTGCTCACGATGGGTGAGAACATTATTCCCATGCTCAGAGAAGAGTGGAAGGTTATGGGGGAGGCGTGGCGAAATCAAATTCAACCGGCTTTGTCTGGTTTGATCGACTCAGTGCGGGGGGTAGCTACTGCACTTGGAATTTCAAGCTCCGGGGGTAGTGCGTTTCAAGTTATCCTTTTTATGTTAAAGGCAAGTTTCACAGCACTGGCCACAGTTATTAATATCGTGACCTTTGCCCTCAACGTTGTCTCTGGCGTGATTAGTGGAGTGGTTGGGGTTGTCACTGGGTTTGTCGATGGGATCAAATCCGGTATTTCATTCTTGAAAGATTTGGGTATGACTTTAATAACGTTTATCCCCAACGCCATCAAAAAAGCCATCAGCGCAATAAAACAATTGTCCGAGGATTTGGTGAGGATGGTTTTGCCAAAATGGTTGCAACCCGGCTCGCCTACTCCCCTGGAGATTGGTCTGCTTGGTATCAGCCAGGCGGCGCGGGTGGCTGGGGGGAGTGTGAGCAAGGCGTTTCGGAATTTACCGGATTTAGAAGCAGGCTTTAATGAGCCTCATCTGATGATGCAGCGGGCCGGGGCGATGGCCGGGGCGATGGCCGGGGCGGGGCAAGGCGGGCAAATCTCAAAGGCGTGGAACCTGACGATCAACAGCCCGGAGCCGCCTGATATCAATCAGAAATTTGAAATGCTGAAGGCGATGGGGGGCTAAACGATGGGCAATTGGCGGATACTGGATGAGAGTGAGACCCCCTTCGATTTTGAGGACCTGGGCTTTGCCGTGACCGAGGAGCTGGGGGTCGGCAAGCCAGCCATTACGAATATCATTACCGGCTTTGGTCAGGCCGATGGCGGCCAATTCCAGCGCAACCTATTGCCGCCCCGCCAATTTAGCCTGGTCGGGTTGCTTCAGGGCACGGACCCTGATGATCTCCAGGAAAAGCGGCAGGTACTTAATGCGTTTTTTGACCGGCGGCGGTCCCATACCCTGTACTATGTCCGTAACAAGACCCTGAGCATCACGTCCCGCTACAACGGTGGGCTGGAGGGCAACATCGGGACCGGGGGCTATTCGGAGAAGATCCCGCTGCAATTTATTGCCGAGGATCCGTATTTTGTGGAGATCGGCAGCACCACCACGGTCTCATTAAATGTGAACAGCAATACGGTGGTTTCCAATGGCGGAACCAGCCCGGCCTATCCGGTGATTACCCTGGAGGGGGAGGGGGCAGTCACCGGATTGGAGAACGTGACGACCGGCAAGGTCATCAACTTTAATTTGGGAGTATTGCCCGGTGAAACCATCACCATTGACCTGCGACCGGGGATCAAGACGGTCAGCAGTGATGTGCGCGGCAGTCTATTTTATTCAATCCTGGCTGGCTCCAATCTGACCACCTGGACCTTGGAAACGGGTGACAACACGATCTTGCTGTCGGCCAACGGTGAGCTGGCCTTGTTGAGCGAGGATGGACAAACCATCCTGACCGAGGATGGACAAACCATTTTGATCGGCGACACGCTCAATTTAACCACGACGGATTTGGCTTTTGATCGGCGGCATGAGAGTTATGATGGCGCGGTATAAGGAGGAAAAATGGCAGGTATAAAAATATCACAATTGGACGGGGTATCGTTGCCCGATGTGACGGGGGTCATCCCGGTGGTTGACGGGGGCATCACCAAAAAACTACAGTTGGACGACGCCGGGACAACGATCATCACCGGCGCGGTCTCAGAGATCATTGACGTAGACCTGACCGGCGACCGGGCCGTGCAGACCGATGGCGATGGCAAGATCGAAGCGGCGGCGGTGACGGCGACCGAATTGGATTATCTCAGCGGGGCAACTGGAAACATTCAGGATGCCCTCGACGCCATCAGCCTGGGGCCAGTGGTGAACCTGCTGGGCAATGGCAATTTCGTGTACTTTGATTTGGGGGCAGCCCCGACCGCGACAGACAACGCCTATTTTTCCAATTTGTGGCGGTATCTGACCGATGCCACCACAAACAGGGCGGCGGGTCAACAGTCGTCAAGCCCGCCCGATGGCAGCCGTTTTTACGCCCGGCTGACCGGTGATAAAACAATCTCGGTTAATGTCGGGATGTTTCAGGTCTTGCGAGCCGAGGACGCCATTCCCCTGCGCGGCAAAACCGTGTCGCTATCATTGCAAGCCAAGGTCGCAGGCTCCTCTACCTTGTACGCCGGGGTGCTGGCCTGGACCGGCACAGCCGACGCCATCACCGGTGATCCGGTGGCGACCTGGGCGGCTGTTCCCACAATGGTGGCTAACTGGACATTTGAGAACACACCCGCCAGCCTGGGCGTAACCACGAACTGGGCAACCTACACCATTCCGGGCATCGTTCTGGACACGGCCTCGTTTAATAATTTGGCCGTCTTTATATGGGCTTTTAACAATGCCCCCAGTCCCAGCATTACCCTAGACGTGACCCAAGTGCAGCTCCAAGTCGGGCCGCTGGCGACGGCCTTTGTCAATCGCTTGGCCCGTGAGGAGCGGGATATTGTGAGCCGGAATGATTACACCTTCACCGCTGCTCCAGCCGTCAGTGATGATATAACGAAGTGGTACGGCCTGGGCTCGCGGATCATTGACGTGACCAACGATGATGAGTATGTGTGTGTTAATCCGGCGACCGGGGCGGCGGTTTGGGATAAGACCACCCCTTAAGGAGTAAGCATTGACCGAGGCATATTATGAAATCTATCTCTCCAACGATCGGGGGGAGCGGGTCGCGGTGTTAGAGAATTTTATTTCGTTCGATCTGGCCTTGGTAGCCAATGGCTATGGTCCGTGTACGGTTCTCCTGGACGGCATCCGCTATGACATTGACCTGTTCGACAAAGATTACCGCTTGGAATTTGAGCGCAATGGAGCGGTGCTGGGCGACGCGCCCTTTTTAGTCACAGGCAAGGATATTGAACTGTCCGGGGGGGAGTATCGGATTACGGTTGAGGGATTGCATGCCAACCATCTGCTGGATCGGCCCGTCATCGCCTATTATGCCGGTTCTGCACCGGCGGCGTCGTTGGTCAACCAACCGTGTGATGATTTGCAAAAACGGATTGTGCGTTACAACCTGGGCAGCCTGGCCCAGAACGGGCCGCATGTGCTGTCGGTGGCTGACGATCTGCGTGATCTGGCCGCGCCCGATATATCGCAATGGTTCACCGTGGCTGCCGATTCGTCGGAGGCCCCGGTCACGAACAAGGCGTTTGCCCGGCGGCGGCTGTTGGATGTGTTGAATGAGATTGCCGAGACAAGCTATTATAAGGGATCCCCGCTGTTCTTTGGCCTCGAAACCAATGATGATGGCCTGCTGGAATTTCAGACCCGGATCGGCCAGTGGGGGAGCGACCGGCGCGGCGATCTGGTGATCTCGCCGGAGTTTAATAATCTGGTCAATGGGCAAGTATCTTGGGATTGGCAGAATGAGGTCACGGTCGGCTACGCCCTGGGCAGTGAGGAGAACGAAAACCGGGTTGTGGCTGCGGTCCAGTCGCCCAGAGCCACGGCCACTATATTTAGTTGGTATGAGCGCACCTATAACGCGTCGAATAGCAGCGACAGCAACCTGGAAAGCAATGCCCAGGCCCTCCTCAACGAGAACCGACAGCGGCTCCGAATGACCGGAGAGGTGCAGGAAACACCCTCTTTTCAATATGGTATAGATTGGTCGTTTGGGGATCGACTCGATGCCGCTTTTTTGAATTGGACCGGCTCGGTCTGGCTCAATCGGATTAAGATCAGGATGGACAAAAAGGAAGAGATTCGGGGCGCGGTGGAGGTGATCGGTGAGTGAGGCTGTGCTAGAACTGATCCGGCGAATTGAGCGGCTGGAAAAGGAATTAAACCGGTCAGCCGTGATTGAACCCAGCGCGGGGGCGGGCGGGGGCGCCCCGGCTGACGCGACCTATCTGACCCTCTCCACCAATGCCACCCTGTCGGCAGAGCGGGTCGCCACCGCCGGGGCCAACATTGCCCTGTCTGACGGCGGGGCGGGCGGCGCGTTGGGGATTGCCGTCTCACCCCAGGGGCCCGGGTCCGGACTCAATGCGGATACGGTCGATGGGGTGCAATTGGCCGGCCTGGTTCAGACCAGCCGAACTATCAGCCCTGGGGTGGGTCTGACCGGTGGGGGCGACCTGAGCGCAAACCGGACGCTGGCGGTCAACATCCCCGGTTTGACTGAGGAGCTGACCCCAGACACCGCCGATTCGATTATTGTCTACGATGACAGTGCCGGCGCTCACCGCAGGCAAACGCGGCAGAATTTTTTAGGCGGTCTCGGCTCGACCGGCTGGCCGTTTGCCAACATCATCACGGTGGACTCGACCAATGTTGAGGCCGATTATTCCACAATAGCCGCGGCGATCAGCGGGGCCTCCGCCGGGGATGCCATCATCCTCAATGCCGAAACGTTCTCTGAGAATATCACTTTGAGCAAAGCCCTGACATTGATCGTCCCTGCCGGGGCGACCATCACGGCCTCATCGGGAAACACGGTTAGCGTGACTGCCAGCGGCGTGGTCATCGCCGGCGAGGGTACGATTGCCCAAACATCCGGGGGCCGGGCCTTATCTGTCACCGGTAGCTGTACTGTGCGAGGGGGTGTCAGATTAGATGGAGATACCTACGATGCCTACAACGACGGGGGCACTATCAATTTGGTGGGGGCGGAGTTAGTCAATGGCCTCTTGTTTGGCACGTTTGCGACGTGCTGGTATTCATATAACGGGCGGGTGTTTGGGGAGGGGCCGAGCTATGTTTTCCCGACCAATCATTTCCGGTCGGGGTCGATACCGAGCGGATATAGTTGGGCCGGGTCGCCATTCGCCACGCCGGGCACGATTAGCTACAATTTCCGGGGCGATTGGCTGCGAACGTTCCACGCCGGCACGGCCAGCGGCTTTTTGCAAAAATCGGTGTCATCCTACATCGGATCGACGTTGCGATGTCGAATAGACGTTGACAACGCGGTTAACGGTGGGCTGCGGGTTGACGACGGCGCGTCGCCCACGCACTTGGCCGAATTGCGGTTGATCCATATCTCCGGCTCAACCTATTTATTTCGGCTCTCGGAGGACGCCGGGGTGAGCGACGCCACGGTGTACCTCACCGGCTCGGCCCTTACCGTTCAACTCCTGATCGTGGACGTGGGAGGCGGTAGTTGGCGACCGTTTTGCTACATCGTCAACGAAACCGGGCAAAATACGATCATTCACCAAGGCACGTCGGTTTCGTGGACAATCGCCAGGGCAGGCATTGCCGTGGACAATACCGGAGCATTAATTATGGATTGGTTCTCGATACCGTGATTACTACCCTAACCCTTGACGGCATCACCAAAACCGGCGAGGCGGCGACTGTGCGCCAATCGTTTCTTGAGTTTGCCCTCCTCAACACCCCGGCCCCCGACCGGCTCGAAGCGGCAAAGGTCACGGCCTGGCGCATCATCGAGGCCGAGGTCGATGCCCTGCGGACGCCGTTTATTCCCAAGATGCAAGGCCAAGAGATTGTCTATGTCTACAAGGCCCGGGAGGCGCGGGCGTTCGTTAACGATCTCTTACCCAACGCGGACAAATACCCCCACATTTATGCGGAAGCGGCGGGCCTGGCTGCGGCGGGCCTGAGAAACAGGGACGGCTCGCAACCGACCCCGGCCACGGTCGCGGCTGATGTTTTAGCGAATGACACGGGCTGGCCGCAACTGAGCGCGGCAATCGAGGCGGTGCGGGTTCCGACCGGGCGGCTGCTCGCGGCAGCTACGACCGTGGCGGAGGTTGAGGGGATTTTGGCCGGGGTGGTGTGGCCGGAATTGCCGGGGGTGTGATGAAGGATGCCGCTGCGCTTAAGGAGTTTCAAATCGCGGCCTATGCGGGCCATGTGTTGGTGAGCGTCGAGGTCGGAATTATGGTTCTTTCGCCTGAGCAAGCGTGGGAATTTTCGCGGGAATTGGCGGCGGTGGCGGCGCGGGCGGAGGAGCAAGCGCGGTTGGCCGACGCGGTGAGCGCGGATGGTCGCCGGTTTTTGCGGTTGTTGGCGGGTGAGGGTTAGGGCGTGGCTAAGGTTATGATTGTACGTTTCATAATGGCCTCGCTTTCAGATGTCGAAAGCGAGGCCGGGTGTCAATAGTGATATTATGATTCTGTTGGCCGGCCAACATCTCGTAGAGTCTCGGCCAGGGGATCGGTCTCGGCCAGCAGGGGCGGCAGGCCAGCCTTTTGCAGCCACTCCTCGACACGGGTGCGGTAGGTGGCGAGGTCGGGGAAAAAGTAGTCGCTGACCCCATCGGATAGGATGGTTTTGATGACCTGCTGGTAAATGGCCTCCGGTTCGGTGAGAGCGGTAATTTTATCCCGCTCGTTATAACCAGCCCGGATGAGCAGCAGGCCCTTGAGAATGTCGGCAGGGCGCTCCGCAATGATGGCGGTCAGATGAGCGGATAGGTCCGCTTTGATCTGCTTAACGCCCTTTTTGAGTTCCTTCTCCTCATCCCGTTTGTCCTGAGTGACGGCCTGGCGACAGGTGCAGCTTCTCTCCGTTTTGCCGGGGTGTTGGCAATAGAAACGGAGGTATTCACCGTTTTCGACATTGGGATGGGGATACCAGGAGGTTGGGGTGTCTGAGGCGACCAACCGTAGATTCTCGCAGGGGGTACTCAGGGCGTGGTCAATAGCCTTATCGTTGGAGTAAAAGCGGGAGTATTGGTTGTCATCGAACTCCTCAGCCGGGTCCAGGTAGCTGATGCCGGTGGCTTCGCTGGCCGTTTGCAGAATACCTCGCAGCCAGACGGCCTCTTTTAGCTTGAAACAATTTCTATCCCCGCATAGCTCTGCATTTCCGCTTTGTATCAAATACTCGCAGCCGGTGCAGGCGGGCTGACGGACGCCCTCGATGGTCATCTCTTCAGCCGGGTCAAACGTATCGAACTCCTCCCCGATACCGCGTAGACTATCGGTGATGGCCTGGCGTATCTGGTTGCGGTTTAGATTGGTCGGGTTTTCGAGCTTGCTGCCCAGGTAGTAATTGAGGACCCGCTCGGTGATTTCGGGCGGGAATTGGTAGAGCCGGACCAGGCTGGTGGCCTGGCTCTCGCTCAACTCACCGGCAGCGACCTGGCTCTGCACCTGCTCAGGTAATTGCAGCAGGCGGCGGCAGTTGGCCACCGAGGCCCGCGACTTGCCCACCCTGGCCGCGATCTGGCTGTCGCTCATCCCCAGGTCCTTCATCTCCTCATAGGCGTTGGCCAATTCAATCGGGCTGAGGTCCTCGCGTTGCACGTTGGCCACGGTGGCCCGGATTAGGAGGTCGGTGGGGTCTGTGCCTGGCTCCAAGATGTAGGCCGGGAGTTCGGTCATGACGGCGAGCCGGGCCGCTCGTACGCGGCGCTCGCCATCGTGGAGGATGTAGCGTTCGCCGGCGGCGTCGATCTCGACCACGATGGGCTGGATCAGGCCGTCGCTTTTGATGGATTCGGCCAGCTCCTTAAGTTTGTCCGGGTCGAAATTTTTGCGGGGTTGGTTGGGGTTGGGGTCAATGAGATCGACCGGGATGAGCATGGTGGTAGCGTTTTTATGTGTCATTGGTTTTTCCTCTCGATTTATAGGCCGAGATGAACGCCTCATCAAAGGGGACACCAGTCGGCCACTCAAACCCACACTCGGCGGCGATGCGTTCGGCCATTGCTGACCAACTTCGTAGCTCGGCTTCCCGCTTGCCAGATTCTTTGGCGTAGCGTTGCCGGTCCTGATCTGCGATGGCATATTTTTCCTGCCATTGGTGGATAGTGTAGCCGTTAAATTTCTCCGTTTGTTTGAGACCTTCTTCGATGTCGATCTCGCGGGCTAAGGCTGCCTTTACATCATCATCCCTATAGGTCTTTAGAGGGTGGACTGTAAATTGATATTCCCAAATCTCCACATCCTCATTAATCTCATCGGCCCATATTTTTTTGGCGTGAGTTATAGCTTGCCGAAGCGTCTCACATTCAGCGGTCTCGTAGACCTCGATTTCATCTAATTGAGTGTTCAAAAAAACATAGGTTGGCATAGGTCAACTCCTTCTAATTTCTAAAACTTTCTTGAAAACTTTCTGATACGCCTCCGAAAACGCCTCTTGGCTGGAGTCATCCGGGGGGAATTCGTCTACACAGGCGTAATAGATTTGGCCCTCCCATTGCACGGCTCGCCAATTCGACTCGATGGCGGGGTCGCTGGTCTGGGTGGCTCCACACAGAACGCAAACCATCTCCTGCCCCTCGAAGGGGAGCGGATTTGGCATATCCTTATTGCTGATGTTGAAGCCGATGGCGTCTGTTATTTTTTGCCGTCTATAGCGGCGTTTGATGGGCCTACGCTTTTTTGTCATAATAATTTCACTCCTTTTAATCTGGTGGGGTGGTGACCCCCACCACCCCAGCCGTGAATTTAGATATCAATTGGCTCCCACCGCTCGGCCAACTGTGGGGGAGGGGAGGGAGGATTGTAGAGGATGGGCGGGCCGAAGTCGGTGACGAGCTGGGCCTCAACGCTGGCCAGGTTGGGGAAGCGGGCCAGGTTGACGGTCCTATCATCCAATAAAATTTGCTTGTCGAGGAGGTAGGTCTTGACGAACGAGGCCAGGGAGGTGTTCTCCCCGATGGAGGTGGCCTCGTTAAGCAAGCGCAATCGGCCCACCGAGCGCCGCGACCACGGCTCAATCTTGCCCAGCAGTTTGCCATCATCGTCGATCTTGCCCCGATAAGCCTGGGCCATCACCATTTTGACGGCCTGGTATTTTCTGGTTTCCTCCTCAGTCATCCGGGCCGCTGTCTGGGGCGGAATCTGTTGGGCGATGGAGAGCCGGCGCTCCTCGGCCTCTAGTTGCAGGCGGGCCAATTCCAGGCGCGTTTGCAAAATTTGGCCGAGGACCCGATCTCCGATCAGCCAGCCAATCCAACCAAGCAGCCCCAGGCCCAGCAGCCA